GTCAAAGAAAATGGGTATTAATCCAGCAACAGCTATTTCTTGTGTAAAGCCATCTGGAACAGTTTCTCAACTTGTTAATGCTTCCTCTGGAATGCATCCTTGGCACTCTCAGTATTATGCTCGTACTATTCGTGGAGATATGAAAGATCCAATCACCGCATTCTTAGTTGATATGGGAGTAAAGCACGAACCAGATGTTATGAAGCCAAACGATACTATGGTTTTTACATTCCCTATTGCTGCACCAGAAGGAGCAACTCTTCGTCAGGATTTGACTGCCGTACAGCACCTTGATATCTGGCTAACATACCAACGTAACTGGGCGGAGCACAAGCCTTCTATTACAGTATCTGTAAAGGAAAATGAATGGATGGCGGTAGGTGCTTGGGTATTTGAACACATTGATGAAATGTCAGGTGTATCTTTCTTGCCTTATTCAGAGCATACTTATCAGCAAGCCCCATATCAAGAGATTACTAAAGAGGAATATGAAGTTTTACTTTCTGAAACTCCTGCGGATCTTGACTGGAAATGGCTTGAAATCTATGAAACCTTTGATGGAACAACTTCCGTACAAGATTTAGCTTGTGTAGCAGGAGCTTGTGAGATAAACGAGATCTCTAAAGCGGTATAATAAAATGGATGCCATATGTCCTATTCCGCAATAATTCAAAAAGATAGTCCAGCTATTGTATATTCGCTAGATGATTCTAGTGTGTCAAACAATGCTGACATTACCCCAGATAGATTTCTTTATAAAAATGGTGCTACAAATGCAGCATTTTATAATGGAAAATATAATGAGGTATCTAAGGTTTCTTTTCCTATTGTATTTGGTGGAAAACAATCTATTAGAGTCAATACTGACGGATCTTTAAAGATACCATCTTTGGATAAAATGTCTTTAAATGATGTTGGAAATAAGTCCTCTATTGAGTTTTGGATAAAGATAAATACATCTAGTCCTTCTGAGCAAGTAATTATGAGTAAAAAAGATTCTGGAACTACAAATACCCCATCTTATGCAACTCGTATATACATAAAAAATGACTATATAACATTTAGGCTTGGAACATCAGACAGATACTATGAGGCTTCTGTAAATTTTGATAGCGTAAATAAGCCACTTCATATTGTTGCTTCTTATTCTCCAAGCGATATATCTTTAACTGTAAATGGAGTAAGAAGCACAACAGAAATAACATATCCAGAATTATTGTTCCCAGTTTACGATAGTGTAGATGAGTTTTTTTGGTTTGAAAAACCATCTGGAATTAGTAATTTTCAGATTGACTGCATTGCTTTATATTCTTATGTTCTTTCTAGAGAAAAACTTGTAAGACACTTTGTTTATGGTTGTGGATATAATCCACCAGCCCAGTTTATTAATTCTAATGGCGGTGTTTTATATAATTTTTCTATGGATGGTCAAAGCACTATAAAAAAGTATGACTTTTCACCAAGTAACCCTTGGAGTTTAAGTGAAACAAACAATGTTTATGTAAATAAAGGAAAGCTATCTATTAGAAATGTACAAGAGCCAACTATTATTCAAAAAGGTTCTTTAAAGGATAAAGATATTGAAAGTCTTTTTACATCAACAGGTTTTGACTTTACTGATAGTTCTTATTTGGAAATAAAAAATGGAGACAGTATTGTTCAACATAATCAAGGCGGATGGATATTTAAGTTTAATGGATCTGGTGTAACTTTAACTACAACAAAACAAACATTATTTAATATAGAATCTAATGGATCACAAGACGCAATAGAGTGTTATCTTATAAAAGATGGAGACACAAACAAAATAGTTTTTGACATTAACAATCAATTAACTACCTCAAATGCCCCAGATATTAATGGTGATTTTTATGTTGGATATTTTTCATACCAAGATTTACAGTATTTGATATCTGGAGAAGCCACAAGCTCTTCAACAATTCTAGTTTCAACAGATAAGCTAAACAACCTAACATTTGACATGCAATCAATAAGAATTGGATCAGATAATACTTGGAAATCTGATAGCACCGATCCTGAGCCACATTTTGAATTTACTGGAAAGTTAAAAGAAGTTAGGTCTCTTTTGTTTTCAGATATTTCAACATTACTATCTGGAACAGCAGTTGGCTCTTTAACAAATAGATATACTTTATCTCCAAATCAATACCAAAAAAGATTCACAATTTCTTCTACTGGAACGGCAACTATAGATATTCCTCAACAAGCATTGTGTCCTATTTTAACTAATAAAACTGGTGCAAATAGAATTGATATTGGTCATCCATTAGGATCAACTTCTTTTGCTTTAACTATTTCAAATACCCCCTATTCTAATAGTTCTGCAGGTACCCCAAAGTTATCTGCAACAGCCTATACAGATCGTTCAATTATTTCTGGAGATTGGTTAAATCAATATACAGTTCAAGAAGAAAGTTTAATTACAAACCCAGTAGATATTATAAGCTTTAAGGTAACACTATCAACCGATGATTTAGTTAGAAAACCAGCAACTTTAAACTTTTTAAGATTATTTTCCTATGAGCTTCAAACAGATGATTCTGGATTAACTTATTATATTCTATGTAATGCTTCGCCTGGAGGTAATGCAGCAAAGATATATTTGACTGGGGAGTCAAAAACTGTAAATATCCCAGACATTCTTGAAACTCCTATTTTATATAATGGATTTTACAGTGGATTAAGCCTTAAAAATAACCATACAACCATTACTCACAATAGATCATCTTTAGAGGGAAATGGAATTAAATCTATATCCTTTATGCTTTATTTTGATTCTGGTCAGACAAATGGCACATATAAAATACTAGATACAGATGTTCAAAATAATATATTTAGCGTTGGAAGCACAGGTACAATAACTAAAGGATTAAATGCTTCTGTATATATTAATGGTTCTTCTACTCAAGCATCATCTATTCTTTTAGATCAGTGGCAGCAGGTTACTATCATCTATACCGATTCTATTTTAAGCCCACTAATAACCTTGGGAAACAGCGGAACGGCTCAGGCAACATCTGCCAGAATTGACCAACTTATATTGTTTTCAAGTCCTTATGTATCTAACTCCTATCTTGATTTTATTAAAAATTTATATGATCTTACTGTTGGTGTCCCTTCTTATTCAAAAGAGTCAACAACAACATTAAGTATTTCAGATGCATCAAGTACCTATCAAAATAAGGTATATTTGTCAGATTTTGAAGCAGAAGAAGTAACTCATATAATAACAGATACAGCAAATAAGATGTTACCTTATATTGACGGAAGCTCTACAGTAACTGTTCCAATAGAAGGAAAGCAAGATTATAACCTTGGAGCAGATTCTTTTCCTGCAGTTTCAACAGCAACTTATTCTACTGTTTCAACAATACAGGTTGCAGGAAATTCAAATAGATTTGTTGCAAATCAAACAAAGTTTATAAAAAAGAGAACAAGCGGTGGTGTAGAAACAACTTGGAATATATTAGTTACAAATGCTGTATATAATAACAATAGTACAACTACTCTTACTTTAGCTTCTGCAATTTCTGCACTTCCAACAGATCTTCTTTTTTTCACAAATTATTATAAAACATTTAATGAAGGTGAAAAGCAAAAGGCAATAGTTAATAGCACAAAGCTTTCTATTGGGGATACCTTACTTATAAATACTGCTTCTAAAAAATATAAATATACCGTTTCTACGCTATATAATGTAGAAACAGCAGTTGAAAATTTTCCAGGATATATTACTTTAGTGAAAGAAGCTCTTGTTTCTGGAAAAACATATATAGGTAATTTAGGAAGTGCAACCTATAAATATAAATATGATGGATCATCTTTTAGCGATATTACTAGTGTGAATAACTTATTTAGATTAAAAATTAGATCTAAAAATGCTCCAAATCAAAATACTGTATTTACAACAGAAGAGTAAAAATGGTATCATAGTGGTATGAATAATACTAAAAAAGGTGTAGAAGCGGTTGAGTCCACCGCAGAATATGGAATTTATGTTTGGGTCTTACCAAATGGAGAGCCATTTAAGGATGATGATGGTAACACCCTCAATGTTCCTGCAATGAAACATGATATTAGAAAAATGAGCTCTCTTTCAAAAGCAGCAGCATATTGGGGTAAACCAGATGGTGTAGCAAAGTTTATGCCTGGAGTTGGCAGAGTTAGTGATACTCAGGCAAGAGAAGATATTGACAGAATGGCTGAGGGCTACACCCCTTACGGAGATACCGACAACTGGAAGGAAATTTTTGCAAATGAGCGAAAGAGTGGAAGATAACGAAGTACCCCAAAGTCATACTATTTGGGGAAGAGACATTGCTATTGATAGTTTGCAGAAGAGTGCAGAGATTGTAACCGTTGATGAGTTTAGCCTAGCATCACCAGAGCTTTTAAAGTATCGTGGAATTAATCAAAACTTTAAGCGTAATACTAAAAGAAAACTTGAAAAAGCTGCACAGATTGGTATTTCATCTACAACTTATGCAACACCAGTTAATGGAATTAGCGGTGATGATGCAGAATCAAAGCAACTTGTTTTCCTTCAATATGGTTATGGTCTTTTTGATGTAGTAGAACCACCATATAATCTTATTGCACTTGGTAAAACCTATGAGGTTTCGGCTGCCAACTATGCTGCAATTAATGCAAAAGTAACAAACATTGTTGGTTTGGGCTATGACTTAATTCCATCACTTAAGGTTAAGCAGATGCTAGAAGACCTGTCAGATAATCCAGACAAACTAAATAGATCTAGAAAAAAACTGGAACGTGCAAAGGCAGATGTTTTAGAGTGGCTAGATACTAGAAATGATAACGAAACCTTTACAGAAACTTTAACAAAAGTTTATCTTGATTATGCAACAACTGGAAATGGTTATTTAGAAATTGGTAGAAAAACAACTGGTGAGATTGGATATATTGGTCATATTCCTGCTGCAACAATGCGTGTTCGCAGACTTCGTGATGGCTTTGTCCAACTTGTTGGCGGTAAGTTTACATTCTTTAAAAACTTTCACGATGAGGATCAATCGGCAGCTCCTATTGGCGTAGACCCACGACCAAATGAAATTATTCACTTTGCTGACTACACACCAACAAACAATTATTACGGTGTTCCAGCTATTGTTCCTGCAAAGAACGCTATGGCAGGTAATGAGTTTGCTTCAAAGTTTAACTTAGAATACTTTGAAAACAAAGCAACACCACGCTATATTTTCTGGATTAAAGGAGCAAAGCTTTCCAGAGATGCTGAATCAAAACTATTTGAGTTCTTCCAGAATAACCTTCGTGGTCAATCTCATAGGACACTTATTGTTCCACTTCCTGGAGATGAAGCAGGTTCTAAGGTTGAAGTTAAGATGGAAGCCGTTGAAAATGGTATTCAAGACGGATCATTTGATAAGTACCGCAAGTCTAATCTTCAAGAAATCCTTATGGCACACCGTGTTCCAATGACAAAAGTTGGTGCAGGTGAGGGTCTTTCCCTTGCTGCTGCTAAAGAAGCAGACAAAAGCTTTAAGGAGCAAGTTACTCGTCCAGCACAAGATGCTCTAGAAAAAAGAATTACTGCAATTATCTCTGAAAAGACAGATATGTTTAAGTTTAACTTTAATGAGCTTACTCTTACAGATGAAGATACTCAGTCCAAGATTGACGAGCGTTACCTAAGAATGCAGGTAATTCTTCCTAATGAAGTTAGGTCTAGAATGGGAATGTCTGGTATTCCTGGGGGAGATGAGCCAGTTAAACTAACAGGACAACAGGCTGCAGAGCAAACTGCACAAGCATCTGGAAATAGGTTAAGAGACCAACAGCGTCAAAATAATCTAGCAGATGAAGGTCAAACTGGTGCAAGAAATGCACAAGGCGAAGGCAGACAACAAC